GGGATTTACTGCGCCACCGGTTCAGGCCATCCAAGCGCTCCCTATCAAAATCTCCAGCGGCCCGCTGGGCCAGATTAACAACCTGCTAAATGCTTATGACAAGCGAGTAGTAGATGACCCCGCCCAGATCCGGTATTACGCAACCAACCGCCTGCTAGAACTGACGGACGATCCGGATGTAAAGATCCGAATTAAAGCGTTGGAGTTATTGGGTAAAGTTGCCGATGTCGGGCTATTTGCCGACCGCACCGAGATCACTATTAAAGATAAAACGACCCGAGATCTTGAGAAAGAACTTGAGGCGTACTTTAGTAAGTATGTGAAGGAAGTGGAGCCGGTTGAAGAAATCGAGGAAGTTGAAGATGCTGTGGTGACCGAGCCGGAAGAAGAGGTTCCATTTGATGAACCTTGACCCGGTTGCAATACAATCGGCACTTGCCGTTATGCCACCGGAGATTAGGGAGAAGGCATCTTCCCTATTGCAAGAATTAAACCGTCGACGTAAAGTCGAGGGATGTAAATCAGATTTCTTGTCATTCGTGCAAGAGATGTGGCCGGGTTTTATCCACGGCAAACATCATAGGATTATGGCTGATTCCTTTGAGAAAGTAGCTGATGGCGAAATCAAGAGGGTAATTATCAACATGCCGCCACGGCATACCAAATCCGAATTTGCATCCTTCTTACTGCCAGCATGGTTTCTTGGCCGCTTTCCAGAAAAGAAAGTAATTCAGACTTCCCATACGTCGGAGTTGGCGACCGGCTTTGGCCGAAAGGTGCGGAACCTTGTTGACTCCGATGCCTACAAGACCATCTTCCCAGAGGTCTCCCTTCAGGCAGATTCCAAGGCTGCTGGACGCTGGAGCACCAACAAGGGAGGCGACTACTTTGCTATCGGTGTGGGGGGTGCGGTTACCGGTAAAGGTGCCGACCTGCTTATTATTGATGACCCCCACTCTGAGCAAGAAGCTGCTCTAGGAGAAACCAACCGTGAGGTCTACGACAGGGTGTACGAGTGGTACACGTCCGGGCCGCGCCAGCGTCTGCAACCGGGGGGCTCTATTATTATAGTGATGACGCGCTGGTCCAAGCGTGACCTCACGGCGCAGGTTATAAAAAGCTCCCTCACCCGTGGCGGTGAGGAGTGGGAGGTGATCGAGCTACCTGCCATCATGCCCTCGGGTAAACCCCTATGGCCTCAGTTCTGGTCTCTAAAAGAACTTCAGGCCCTTAAAGATGAACTGCCGGTTCACAAGTGGGACGCACAGTACATGCAGCAGCCCTCCGGTGCCGGGGGCTCTATTATTAAGAGGGAGTGGTGGAAGGAGTGGGATAAAGAAGATCCACCAGATGTTGACTATATTATACAGTCGTGGGACTGCGCGTTCTCAGCCAAGGAGCGAGCCGACTACTCTGCCTGCACCACGTGGGGCGTGTTTAATAAAGAGAATGCCCACGGCGACAAGATGCCCAACCTGATCCTGTTGGACTCATTCAAGGCAAGGATGGACTTCCCCGACCTGAAGAAGAAGGCGCTTGAGCTATATAAAGAGTACACCCCGGATACCTGCATCATCGAGGCAAAAGCGTCGGGCACTCCGCTGATTCAAGAATTGCGTAGCATGGGCGTCATGCTTTCAGAGTATACTCCGTCAAGAGGTAATGATAAGATTTCTAGGGTGAACTCGGTAGCAGATTTATTCGCGAGTGGCGTAGTATGGGCACCGCAGACCCGGTGGGCTGATGAAGTTATTGAGGAATTCGCATCTTTCCCTGCCGGAGAGAACGATGACTTGGTAGACTCCTGCACGCAAGCCCTGATGCGGTTCCGTCAAGGTGGTTTTATTCAATTACCGAGCGACGAGAAGGATGCTGAAGAGTATTTCAAGTCTCGCCGCCGCCTAGCGTACTACTAGAGGCTAAAAATGGCTGTAAATATCGAAGATATGGGTGATTTTGAGGCAGAAATGCCCGAAATGGGGGACGAAACCCTCGATTCTGTCGATTTTGAATTGGAATTGCCCGATTTGATGGACGAAACCGACCCAGATATTGAAATTTTGCTAAGTGAAAGCGAAATTGACACCGAAAACGAGGATTTTGACGCAAATTTGGCCGAATTTATGTCGGAAAGCGAGCTTTCTGGCATCGCAGATGACATCGACGAGCTAGTAACGGCGGACATTAATAGTCGAAAAGACTGGGCAGATACCTACGTGCGGGGCCTAGAGGTGCTTGGGCTCAAGTATGAGCAGCGCACCGAGCCGTGGGATGGCGCATGTGGCGTGTTCTCCACCGTGCTGACCGAGGCGGCTATCAGGTTCCAAGCCGAGACAATTATGGAGACTTTTCCGGCTCAAGGGCCGGTAAAAACCCAGATTATTGGCGAAATTGACGAGATTAAGGAAGAAGCGGCGGATCGTGTCAGAGATGACATGAACTACCAATTGACCGAGAAAATGACGGAATATCGCTCAGAGCATGAGCGGATGCTGTTTAGTCTCGGACTTGCCGGTGCTGCATTCAAAAAGGTCTATTTTGACCCGTCCCTAGATCGCCAAGTATCGCTGTATGTATCAGCGGAAGACCTGATTATGCCCTACGGGGCGTCAAACTTGCAGACGGCTGAGCGTGTTACGCACATGATGCGTAAGACCAAAAACGAGGTTCGCAAGCTCCAAGTAGCTGGTTTTTACCGTGATGTTGAGCTTGGCGAGCCTGTCAATATCGCAACCGACATCGAGAAGAAGAAAGCCGACGAGCAAGGCTACTCTATTACTGACGATGATCGGTATCAGACGTGTGAGGTCCACATTGACTATGACCTGCCGGGATACGAGGACCCTGATGAGATCGCCCTGCCGTACATCATCACATATGAGCGTGGAACCCAAAAAGTTCTAGCAATTCGCCGCAATTGGGACCCGGATGACCAGAAACGACTCAAACGCCAGCACTTTGTGCAGTACAACTACATCCCCGGATTCGGGGTGTATGGCATGGGTCTTATCCACATTATCGGTGGTTATGCTCGCGCAGGCACTTCTCTTATCCGTCAGCTTGTCGATGCTGGCACTCTAGCTAATCTGCCGGGTGGTCTGAAGACCCGAGGACTGCGGATCAAAGGCGACGACACGCCCATCTCCCCCGGAGAGTTTAGGGACGTGGACATCCCTAGCGGAGCGTTGAAAGACAACGTAATGCCCCTGCCGTACAAAGAACCATCCATGGTTTTGTCTGGTCTGCTGGATAAGATCACGGAGGAAGGCCGCAGGCTTGGTGCGATATCAGATATGAATATATCTGACATGAGCGCAAATGCGCCTGTTGGGACCACGCTGGCTCTGCTTGAGCGCACTCTCAAAACGATGTCTGCGGTCCAAGCTCGGGTGCACTTCTCTATGAAGGAGGAGTTCAAGCTCCTCAAGAATATCATCCGAGACTATACGCCTCCGGAGTACAGCTACACGCCAGACTTCACGTCTGACCGCAAGGTCAAGCAGGCTGACTATGACATGGTGGAGGTCATCCCCGTGTCCGACCCTAACAGCAGCACGATGGCACAACGCATCATGCAGTACCAAGCTGTTATTCAGTTAGCGAGCACCGCGCCTCAGATCTACAACCTGCCAAACCTGCACCGGCAGATGATCGAGATTCTTGGTATTAAGAACGGTGAGGACTTGGTTCCGGTCGAGGACGACGAGAAGCCTCGTGATCCGATAAGTGAGAATATGTCCGTGCTCAAGGGTAAACCCGTAAAAGCGTTTATCTATCAGGACCACGACGCTCATATTGCAACGCACAATGCGTTCATGCAAGACCCAATGATCATGCAGCAGATGGGTCAGAACCCTCAGGCTCAGATGTTGATGGCATCCATGCAAGCACATATTGCCGAGCACCTTGGGTTCTCATATCGCAAACAGATCGAGGATCGGATGGGCGTGCATATGCCAGCGCCAGATGCCGAGATGCCCCCAGAAGTTGAGGTTCAGTTGTCACGCATGGTTGCACAGGCCAGCCAGCAGCTACTTCAGATTCACCAAGGTCAGGCGGCTCAACAACAGGCACAGCAAGTGGCACAAGATCCCCTCATCCAGATGCAGCAGGCTGAGTTGCAGATTAAACAGCAGGATGTGCAGCGCAAGACTCAGAAAGATCAGACCGATGCTCAGATTGCGCAACAGAAACTCCAGCTTGAGCGGGATCGGATCGGGGTCGACGCAAATATCAGAGCGGCGCAGGTCAGAGCACAGGCTAATCGGCCACAGGGAAAATAAATGGACGAGAAACTATTCCGATATTTACAAGAGCGCAATCAGAACAGGCGGGAGTCAATTTTGGATTTCTTAGGTTCTGGTGGCGCTAAAGACTTTGCAGAGTACCGCGAAGCGGTTGGAGTCATCAAAGGTCTACTCCAAGCAAAACAAGACCTTGAGGAACTTTTTGATCGTATGAAGGAATTTGAGAATGAATGACGCCGTGGATCTATCGCTGCTGTTAAATAAGACTGAAGAACAGAAAGCTACCCAGCTACCCCAGCCCAAAGGCTATAAGATCCTTGTGACACTGCCTGACATTGATGAGGAATATGAAAGCGGGCTTGTTAAGGCCGGGACGACTGTGTATCACGAGCAGCTTTTATCAAATGTCCTTTTCGTAGTTGAGCTTGGCGATATGGCGTACTCCGACACCGCCCGGTTCCCCACCGGCCCGTGGTGTAAAAAAGGTGACTTCATTATGTGCCGTGGCAACACAGGTACCCGGTTTAAGATCCATGGCCGGGAGTTCCGTCTAATTAACGACGACTCGGTTGAGGCGGTTGTTGAAGATCCCCGTGGTATTGGCCGCGTAAACTAAGGAGATATTCATGGCAGATATGGACAAAGACGACTTTAAGTTCCCCGATGAAGTAGAGATCAATGCCAAAAGCGACGATAAAGTCGAGTTTGAGATTGAAGACGACGAGACGCCAGTAAAACTGGAAGTTATTGACGATACCCCTGCCGCAGACCGTGGGCGCAAACCCATGGAGGATGAGCCCGATGAAGTCACCGACGAGGAGCTATCCCGGTACAAAGACACGCGCTTGCGTGATCGTCTGTCGCATCTGAGCAAAGCCCGTCATGAGGAGCGACGCCAGAAAGAATCCGCGCTACGTGAGCGGGAAGAGGCTATCAGTATTGCTCAGCGCATTCTGGCTGAGAATGAGCAGCTAAAGAGTTCCATGGGGAATAACCATAAGGTTATTCTGGATCAGGCAAGGACGGTTGCCGCGCAGGAGTTTTTGCAAGCTAAAGCTCAATTCAAAGCTGCATACGAGTCTGGTGATTCCGAGGCGCTAGTTGCTGCGCAAGAGGCATTTACCAATGCAAAGCTCAAAGCTGACCGAATTGAAGCGGCAAGGCAAAAATCTTTGCAAGAACGCGAAAATGTGGTACAAAGCCAATCACAGTCTCCGAGTCCTGCGAGGGAGACCCCGGTTGATGAGAAAGCTGTGCGGTGGAAAGATCGCAATAGCTGGTTTAACAAAGACCGGGAAATGACTGGCTTCGCTCTCGCAGTGCACGAGAAGCTGGTCGAAGAGGAAGGGGTTAATCCTCAGTCTGACGCATATTACGAGCGAATTGATGCCCGTATGCGTGAGAAATTCCCTGAGAAATTTAGTAGTCAGCCCAGACGGTCGAACGTAGTGGCCCCGGCAACACGCAGCACAGCGCCAAAGAAAATCGTGCTGAAGTCGAGTCAGGTCAACTTGGCGAAGCGTCTCGGAATTCCCCTAGAACTTTACGCAAAGCAAGTTGCTTTGGAAATGCGGAAGGAACGTGCCTAAATGAAAGTAACTCAACAGAACCGTGAAGATCGTGCCACTGAATCCCGCGAAATCGCGGAGCGTCCAAAACAGTGGGCACCACCAACACTGCTCCCTGACCCGAAGCCGCAAGACGGCTGGGACTACCGTTGGATTCGTATTTCAACCCTTGGGCAAAACGATCCTACTAATATTTCTGCAAAGTTGCGCGAAGGTTGGGAGCCGGTGCGTGCGGAAGACCATCCCGAGGTCCACGTCTACAGCGATGCAGATGGTCGCTTTAAAGACAATATTGTGATCGGCGGGTTGATGCTTTGCAAAACACCTAGTGAATTCATTCAACAGCGGACTGAGTACTACCAAAAGCAGACCGATGGGCAGATGAATTCTATTGATAGTCACTTCATGCGCGAAAATAACCCCAAGATGCCTCTCTTTAAAGAACGGCGGACTGAGGTGAGTTTCGGTAAAGGTAATTAATTTTTAGGAGCTTTAAATGGCTTATCCGGTTATTAATGGCCCTTACGGGCTAGTGCCGGTCAACCTAATGGGCGGTATTCCGTTCGCTGGGTCTACCCGGATGATTCCGATTGCACAGAACTACGCGACAAACATCTTCAACGGTGACGTTGTTGGTCTGTCTGGTGGTAATG